CCGCAGGCGTCACGCTTCAGTACGACGGGGATCTGACCAAGATCAAATTTATTGAGCAGACCGCAGGGGCCAAGCTCAATGTCACCTATTACGCTTGAGGCATTGCCATGAACATCTCTAACGACGCCGGCGGAATCGACAGCAGCAAGTTTGTTGAGTACTTCACCAAGCACTTCTTGGTGGATCTGGGCCGTATGGCCGCGCTGCGCGACGAACTTGAGGCCCGCCAGGGCGCTATGAGCGCCGTCGAGCAGATCAACGCCGACAAGGACGAAGCCAAGGCGCTAGTAGAAAAGGCCAAGGCCGATTTTGCCGAACGCGACAAAAACCACAAGGAAAAGTCTGCCGTTTACAAGGCTAGGAAGACCGCGCTTGAAGAGGCTGAAGCCAATCTGGAGGCCCGCATCGAAGCGCTTGAAACCTTAACCGTCGCGCAAAACAAATCTCTGACGGCCCGCGAAGAAGCCATTGCAGTGAAGACCGCTGCCAATGAAGCCTTCGCGCTGACCCTCGAAGCCAAAAGCGAAAGCATCAAACAAGACCGCGAAGCGCTCGACGCTCGCATTGCAGCCTTCCAAGAAAAAGTTGCTGCAATTTCTGTTTGATGAGATAGCTATAACTACCGTACTGGTGCGTTACACCAGGTGTTCTTAGGAACCCTACATGTCTGAGGAAACTCAAACTTTCGACCAAGCGGATACGTCCGCGCCAGAACTGGAAGCCACGGCGGCACCTGAATCTGTAGACAATCAAACGCCGGAAGATGTTGCAGACGACGCGCCCAAGACTTTCTCGCAAGAAGACTTGGACAAAGCGATCAGCAAACGTCTTGCAAGAGAACAGCGCAAATGGGAGCGAGAGCAGGCCCAGCGTGCAGCAGATCAGGTCAGGTCAGCCCCGGTTGACATGCCCTCGCCAGAGTATTTCGACACTACCGAGGCTTACGCAGATGCGTTGGCGGAACGTAAGGCCGAAGAATTGCTCGCACGGCGTGAAGCAGCACAGCAACAGTCTAGCGTCCTCGAAGCCTACCACGACCGCGAAGAAGAGGCCCGGAACAAGTACGATGACTTTGAACAGGTCGCGTACAACCCGAACCTAAAAATCACGGACGTGATGGCCCAGTCCATTCAGTACTCCGACGTTGGCCCTGATATCGCATATCACCTAGGGACCAATCCGAAAGAGGCTGATCGGATCTCTAAGCTGCCGCCGATCTTGCAGGCAAAAGAGATAGGGAAAATTGAAGCCAATTTGGCCAACAATCCACCTGTCAAACGATCTTCATCTGCCCCGGCACCGATTGCACCTGTTACAGCCCGATCCTCTGGATCACCTGCATATGACACTACGGACCCAAGGTCTACCAAGACCATGTCGGATTCGCAGTGGATTGAAGCGGAACGGCTGCGCCAGATCAAGAAGTACGAGGCGCAACGTAACCGCTAAGTCAGGAGACACGCTGTGTCTAACTCTATCCTTACTATCGACATGATCACCCGGAAGTCTCTGGAAATTCTGGAGAACAACCTGGTCCTCACTCGTAACGTGAACCGCCAGTACGACGACAGCTTCGCTGTTGAAGGTGCCAAGATCGGCTCCACGCTGCGTATCCGCCTTCCCGACCGCGCTCTGGTCACTGACGGTGCCGCCCTGCAAGTTCAGGACGACAACGAGCAGTACACCACGCTGACCGTCGCCAATCAAAAGCATATCGGTGTGAACTTCACCTCCGCCGAATTGACCATGCAGTTGGACGACTTTGCCGAGCGCGTGCTGAAGCCTCGTATTAGCCAGTTGGCTGCGTCCATCGACGCCGACGTCGCTAATGCGTACAAGGGCATTTACTCGTCGGTTGGCACCCCCGGCACCACGCCAGCCACCTCGTTGGTCCTGTTGCAAGCCCAGCAGAAGCTCAACGAAAACGCTGCCACGATGATGCCTCGCTATGCCACCGTCAACCCAGCCGCCAACGCTGGTTTGGTCGAAGGCATGAAGGGTCTCTTCAACCCAACCGACACCATCAGCAAGCAGTTCAAGAACGGCATGATGGGCACGGGCGTGCTTGGCTACGACGAAATCAACATGTCGCAGTCGATCAAGACGCACACTACGGGCGACTGGGGTACGGCTATCACCGTCACCACGACGATCTCGGCACAAGGCACCGCTTCGGTTGGTCTGTCCTTCACCGGCTCGTCCAAGACCTGGAAACAGGGCGACGTGTTCACCATCGCAGGCGTCTACGCGGTCAACCCACAGACCCGTGAAACCACTGGTTCGCTTCAGCAGTTCGTTGTAACTGCCGACTCTACCGGTTCGTCCACGGCCACCGTGACCGTCTCGCCAGCCATATACACCCCGACCAACGCTCTGGCCACTGTGGACTCGTTCCCAGTTTCTGGCGCTGTCGTCACCATGCTGGGTTCGGCTAGCTCGCAGTATGCACAAAACCTCGTGTATCACCGCGATGCGATCACCTTTGCTACCGCCGACCTGCTGCTGCCAAACGGCGTGGACATGGCCTCTCGCGCCGTCCACAACGGCATCTCGCTCCGCGTTGTCCGTCAGTACGACATCAACAACGACCGTATGCCTTGCCGTATTGACGTGCTGTATGGCTACTCTGCCATCCGCCCGCAAATGGCTGCCCGCATCTGGGGCTAACTTTTATGCCCCGGCTTAGGCCGGGGCGTAATCCTCTTTTTCTTGGAGAAATATCATGGCGCTTCCTAATGGCACCGGCGGTTATCAAGTTGGTGACGGCAATCTGAACGAGGTTATCCTCGGCGTTCAGTCTGCACCCACCACCTACACCGCAAACGCAACCGCCTCTTTGACGGTCGCGGATCTCGAAACCGGCTTGGTTATCTACACCCAAACCAACGCCAACAACCTTCAACTTCCACTGGCCTCCGCCGTAGAAGCTGAAATCGGCAGCGCGAAAGTCAGCAGTTCGTTTGACTTCTTCGTCATCTCCACCAGCACCGGCGTCGGCACGCTGACGGTTAACACTGGCTGGACCTTGGTCGGTTCGGGCGCTACGCCCGCCTCCGGCGTGGGTGCTCACTTCCGCGCTCGCAAGACCGGCGACAATGCGTACACCGTCTACCGCATCGCCTAAACCAAAGCCGCCCTACGTCATTGTGGCGTAGGGCGATTTGTTTTCATCGGGAATTTCATGCAAGTCTACCTTCGGCATCCGGTCCACGGGACCAAAATTGCTACGCTTGAGATGGAAGTTGAACACGACAAAAAGCTCGGATGGTCGGTGTACGACCCTGAAGCCTTTATCGAACCCGAAGTTTCTGCTAATAGTCTAGAAGTGAAGAGACGCGGACGACCTCCGCTAAACGCAGGGGCCTAATATGACCACGGCAGGCGAACTGATAGACGGCGCTTTGCGGCTGCTCGGTATGCTTGCTGAAGGCGAGACCCCGTCTGCCGCCACATCCCAAGACGCCTTGTTCGCCATGAACCAAATGATCGACTCGTGGAACACCGAGCGCCTGTCGGTTTTTTCGACCCAAGACCAAGTGTTTTCGTGGACGCCCAACATAATCCACCGCACGCTCGGCCCCACGGGCGATTTCGTAGGCAACCGCCCCATTCAACTTGATGACTCCACCTATTTCAAAGACCCCGCCAGCGGGATCTCGTACGGCATCAAGATTATCAATCAGCAGCAGTACGACGGCATCGCCGTCAAGACCGTGACCAGCACCTATCCACAGGTCATGTGGATAAACATGGATTACCCAAACATCGACATGTACGTCTACCCCGTACCTACCAAGGTGCTGGAGTGGCACTTCATCTCAGTCACGGAGTTGGATCAGGCCGCTGATTTGGCTACCGCGCTGACGTTTCCGCCAGGCTATCTGCGGGCGTTTCGCTACAACCTAGCCTGCGAAATTGCGGCTGAGTTCGGTGTCGAGCCATCGCCGCAAGTCTCACGGATCGCTATGGCATCCAAGCGCAACCTCAAGCGCATCAATAACCCTGACGATGTTATGTCGCTGCCCTACAGCATCGTCGGCACACGCCAGCGCTTCAACATCTTCGCGGGGAACTACTGATTATGGCTAACGTAAAAATCAGCGAACTTTTGGTAGCTACCGCTTCGGCAGTTACGGATGTTATGCCTATTGTACAAGACGGCGTTACAAAACAGCTATCTAACCAGCAATTATTTAACAATGTACAATACGGTAACGGAATAAATATTTCTGATTACGTTGCACAAGTTGGTTTTGGATCAACTTGGTATAGTAACGTGGTTTTATCTTCGCAATACACTAGCGCTCATTCTGATAGTAGATTTTCGTCAGCTTCTATTCGTGTAGCAACGGGGTCCGGCGTTGTTTCTAACCCCGGCGAGGCTGATTTTTCTGCGTTAAATTTATCAATTAAAAATTCTTGGATGACTTCTAAAATTCGCGGGGAAATTGGTGGAAACTATACGCTAGTGCGTCAAGGAATAAAGGATGACCTTAGCGGATTGCTAATTGATGCACGTAAAGTTTACGAAATTGACGGCGATGCAACCGTTTCTGAAGGCGGAATTACGCCAATTGAAATGGGTAGCTATATTGAAAAAACTTTTACGCCGGGTACTACGCCAACAACTAAAAGCCTATATCTCGTAAAATGTATT